TTACAGTAACTGGTGATAATATTGGAGGTTCAGCAAACAACGAACTTACAATTGACATACCACAATGTAATTATTCTACATATACAAGTCCAATTGGTGGACCTGGAAGAATTACAGCATCTTATGAAGGTAATGGTGAGTTTGATACATCATCAAGTTATTCTATTAGATACACAATGACAAATACATTGTCAGCTTACTAAAATCTAGGAGGAAACTCATGAAGTTCAAAGTAAAAGATAAAGAGCTTAATATAGAACCAGCAACTCTAAGAAAGATTGCTGAGTTAGAAAAAAGTGCTGGATCAATCACTGATATGGGTAAAGAAAAACCTATAGATTCAATAATAAAAATTGTAACTGTAGCATTAGAATCATCACCACAAGATGAAGGAGTAACTATAGACTGGTTGCTTGACAATGTAGGTATGGGTGAGATGACAGTCCTAAATGATATTGTTACACATTTTTTAGGGGTAAATCCAGCAGAGATCACAGAGAATTCATCAAACTCCTAGATTTCTTTGCCTTTCATTATCGCTGGTCGAAATCAGACGTTTTACAACTAACCTCTGATGAAATCAATCAACTCTATGGTATAATTTCAAAAAGAGAACGTCAAAAGGCAAGGAAATAAATGGCAACAGAAACATTAGAAGTCTTAATTAAAGTTGTTAACCAAGCAACGCAAGGTATTCAACAAGTTTCGAAAAGCTTAGAAAAAGCTAATCAATCACAATCTAAGATAGCAAAAAATACTAGCCAGATGGTGAAGCAAAACAATTTAGTTGCTGCTTCATTTAAAAATCTAAGACAAGGAATTGTAGCTTACATTGCTGTTTTAGCTACAGGAAGATTGATTGAATTTGCAGATGCTACACAAAGAATTGAAAACAGAATCAAATTAGCTTTAGAACCTGGTCAAAGAATTGATGATCTTTTTAACAAAGTTGCACAAAGTGCAAAAAGTTCAAGGCAACCACTTGAAGCAACTGCTACAGCTTTTTTTAGAATTCAACAAGCATCAAAAACTTTAGGTATAACACAGGAACAAGCTTTAAAATCTACTGAACTTTTTAACAAATTACTTACTGTTCAAGGTGTGTCAATGCACGAATCTCGTTCTGCTTTGCTACAGTTTTCCCAAGCTCTGCAATCTGGTAGGTTTCAGGGTGATGAATTTAGAGCAATATCCGAAATCTTACCATCTATTCTTGAGAAGATTGCAGCAGCTACTGGTAGAAGTGTTACACAACTTAGAGAACTAGCAAGACAGGGTAAAATTACACCAAGAGTTATGTTAAATGCTTTGGCAATGAATGCTCAAGAGATTGAAGCACAATTCTTAAAAACAAATGTAACTATATCTCAAGGATTTAATATTTTATCAACTGAAATATTTAAAACTTTTAGAGAGTTGATGAAAAATCAATCTAGTGCTGAACTAATAACAAAAATTTTCGCAGGTTTAGAAATTACATTTAAAGCATTTTTAAAAGCTTTAGAAGGTGCAATTGTGGTCATTAATTTTCTTTTTGATAATTTTGCAATAGTTGTAGGACTACTCGTACTTAGATTTACAGAATTAATTAAAATGAAGGTTGCTGCATTCTTCATGACAATAACTGCATCTGTTACAGGAACAATAACAGCATTTAAAACTTTAGCACTTACAATAAGAGCTAATCCTATATTTGCAATTGCTTCAATATTGTTAACTTTAGGTATAGCATTTAAAGATTTTATCAAAAGATTACTATCAACAAAAGAAGCAACAGACGAAGCTGGTGCAGGTATAGAAAATTTTAATGTTTCTTTAAGCCTTACACAAACTCTTTTAGAAGCAGTTGGTCAACAATTTGGTCAGTGGACTCAAAATCTTGAACAAGGTGCTACACAATTAGGCGAAACAATTGGTACTCAAATAACCGAAGGCATTGATGAAATATCTGCTGCATTTGCACGTTCTCTTGTTACTGCTGAAAACTTTAAAGAATCACTTATGAATATTTTAAAAGTCATAGGGATTACAATTCTTGAAACACTGGTTCAGATTGGTGTTAGAACAATTTTTGACAAAATCAAAGATGTATTAGATGAGAGAGAGAAAAAAGAAAAAGAAATAGCAGAACAGCTAGAAAAACAACAAGAGTTATTAAAACAACAGGAAGAAACTCTTAAAAAAATAAGACAAAATAGACATGGTACTTTTGAACGTGAAACTACAATGGGGCAAGGAAGTTCTAGACGTAGAACAAAAAGAAGAGGTGGTGGTGTTTTAGATATAGACATAGAAGGCATCACAGGATCTGGTGGTGGCACTGGAGCTGGTGCATTAGGATTAGCAGCAGTTGGTGTACCTGCACCTGTAGCAGGAGTGCTAGGCGAGAAAGTAGAAAGAGTTGCTGGAGATATAGTAAAAGGACTTTCTCCTGAGTTAGGAAAAATAGGTGGTAAAATTGCTGGTTTAGGTGGTCTGCTTAGTGGTGATATAACCAACTTAGGAGGTATTTTTAACAGTGGTTTTGCTGGTCTTGGTGGTTTATTGAGTGGTGGTATACCAGGCAGTGGTATCTTCGGAGCTCTTGGTAAGGGAGTAGGTAAAGTAAAAAAAGTATTTGGATTTGCTGAAGGTGGACGACCACCAGTTGGCTTACCTTCAATAGTTGGTGAGCAAGGACCAGAACTTTTTGTTCCAGATAGTGCTGGTACAATAGTTCCGAACAATGCTATGGGTAGTACAATCGTCATACAAAAATTAGAAATTTTACCTTATGCACAGGTAGATGAAGCACTTACTGCAAAACCAATGTCTTTCTGGACAGCGTTAACACAAGAAAAGATTCTCCCTGCTCTGAACACTTTAGGACAACAAGGTAACACAACTACATTACAATTTAGGGAGAACAGATAATGGCTCAGTTACTCGGATTGCCTAATTCTGCATATATAACAATTGGAGAAAGTGCAACTTATGGATATACATTTGAACAAACTTTTGACAAAAAAGATATCAGAACTAAGGGTGGTAAATTATTTACTTACATTACACCTGCTGGATCTTTTCGTAGATTTAGAATACCAATGACTTTTGTAGCATCTAGTGATGTCAGCATAATAAATAGTTACTTTGCTACGGGCACAAATCTTAGATATATTGAAGATGATACATTTCCTAACAGCTTTTATGAAGTAAGAATTACAGGTATGACAGAACCATTCACTCAATTCATAAAACCATACTTTAGACAACATTATGCAGGAGAAGTAATTATAGAAACAATATGATACCATTTAGAGCATTGATCTATTTTTTTGGTGGGATTCTTTTAATGCTTATTGGAATTGATTATATATTGAGGTAGAATTTAGACATGGCACACATTTACGATAACGCAAGACAATATTTCGCAAGTGGGAGTATAAACCTAGCAACTGCAACAATTGGTGTAACTCTCGTAAATACAACACTTTATACTTTTAGTGCAGCTCATGATTTTTTAAATGACATTCCTGTTGCTGCAAGGATAGCGACAAGTTCTTTGCAGAATGTTGCCGTAGCATCTGGTAGACTCGATGCTGATAATCTTAATATAGCATCAGTAGCAGTTAATTCAGTAATAAATGGTATGGTTTTATTTGTATCTGCTACAGATTCATCTAAAGCACCATTATTATTTATACAGAGTGAAGGCACAGGGTTTCCACTAACTCCAGATGGTGGAACAGTTACTATAACTTTCCCAAGTACAGACCCCTTCATCTTGAAGGTGTAAAATGTCATTACAAGGATTAGTAGAGCAAGGCATAATCTTACAAGTAGTAAGAGGAGAATTAACAACTAAATTTGCTTCTTCTGCAACATCAACTTATGTAGATATTGGATTAAGTGCTGCAATAACACCAAAAAGTGCAACATCTGAAATATTAATTCATGTAACAGTTTGGAGTGGTGGCATAAATGATGCTTATCCATTTTTTAGATTATTAAGAGGTTCAACAGAAATAGGAAGTGGCACAGGAAATAGTGGCAGTAATAATGTTAATGCTTTTATGGGTGGTTTTTTTACAGCAATAGCATCAATGACATATAGACAACATTGTTTAAATAGACATTACATAGACAACCCAGCAACTTTAAGTGAAATTACTTATAAGATACAGGGCAAAAATGCTTATACAGCAGGTGGTGCAGGTATAGTTTATATTAATAGGGCAGAAAATGATGGAGATAATTTATTTGCAGGATGTTGTCAAAGCGAAATAGTTTTAATGGAGTTACAAAGATAATGGCAATAGCAGGAGCACTATCACAAATTACATCAGACCAAATTGCAGATGAAGCAATCACAACAACAAAATTGCATGATGATTCAGTAACAAATGATAAATTAGGAAGCGACATATCTATCACAAATGCACAATTAGCAGGTAGTATTGCAAATTCTAAATTAGCAAACGATAGTGTAACAGTTAATGGAACATCAATTGATTTAGGGGCTTCTGGAACTGTTACAGCAGGTAAAATTTTACAGGTTGTAAGCACTACAAAAACAAGTGCATTTTTTACAACAGTTAATGAAGCTTTTACAGATATAACTGGTTTGACTTTAAATATAACACCAAGTTCAACAAGCAGTAAAATACATATAGTTTTGCATACTCAAATGAGTGGTAATGAATTATTTTATTTGCAATTAGTAAGAGGAAGCACACCAATTGGTATCGGTGATTCTGATAGCTCAAATAGAGTAGAATGTTCAGTTGGTGGTGATTTTCAATCTTCCAATAATGACAAGGTAGCAGCAATGGGATTTAATTTTCTTGATTCACCGAATACAACAAGTGCAACAACTTATAAAGCACAATGTAGAATATATGGAAGTTCTAAAACATTAACAGTAAATAGAACTTTTAGCGATACAGATGCAACATATACAGGCAGGGGAGCAAGTACAATTACTGCTTATGAGATAGCAGGATAAGGAGAAAAATATGAATTATGATGTCATATCTGCAATTTTAGCTTTAGACCCAAATGCACAAGTAAGTGTTAATGGAGATGGTGTTGATGAAATTACATGGCATGATGGCAATCCAAACAATATTACTGGTGAGCAGATTATAGCTAAACAAGCAGAATTAAAAATAGTTTATGATTCTTTTCAGTATCAAAGAGATAGAGCAAAAGAATATCCAAGCATTGAAGATCAATTAGATGACTTGTATCATAATGGTATTGATGGTTGGAAAACAACTATTAAAGCTGTAAAAGACAAATATCCAAAGGAGTAAGCAATGCCAATAGCAGGAAGAATAAATAGAATAGAAGATGGAGCAGTAACAACAGCAAAACTAGCTGATGATGCTGTTACAACTGCAAAGATTACAGATTTAAATATTACAACTGCAAAAATTGCTGCTGCAAATGTAACAAAAGCAAAAACTGAAGATGCAATTTCAGACAATATTGTATTAGCTTGGGTATCTTTCAATGGCACAGGAACACCAGCAATAGAAGATGATTTTAATGTCTCTACAATTACAGACAATGGGAATGGTGATTACACAGTAAATTACACAACAAATTTACCAAATGATGATTATTGTTGTGTTGGAATGTCAATGAGAGATAGTGATAATATTTCTGCATTATGTATGAAAGGAGATGCAAACCCAGCAAGTTATAAAAGAGTTGAATCAGTTAGATTATCGAATAGAGATAATGCTAACAATGCAGTAGATTGTTCTAATGCTTCTATAGCTTGTTTTAGCACATCATAAGAGGTATATTTAAAATATGTCAAAAGTTATAATCTATAATCAAGAAAACGGAATCATGGCAATATGTGTACCAGCTAATAACTCTGGATTGACA